TTCTTCACAAGAACACTTACTACTCCTCCAGCCAGAACTCTATTTCCTCTGGGTTGCGGAACCCATCTGGCTCCTAAGACCTCTACTCCTAATTTGGGAACAAAATTATTCATCGTAATATATTTTTTCATGTATTCGTTCAGCTCCCAAAGGACATATGTAATTTCGTTTCTTTTTGTTTGTTCTGTCAGATCACCATGATAATACCATATCTCCATCCTTATGCCGATTGTATATCTGATCTGACTCATGTTTTGAGCACTTCTCATTTCATCATCTGAACCAGTGACTATTATAACAAAACAAGGAGTTCTCGGATCTGCTACATCTTCTGTATAGTATTCCTTTATTTCTCTGTTCTTGTCCTTTGCAAAATTTTTTAAAACAACTTTGCAATTTTCTACTGCATTTCTGTAAAGATTTTCTTCCCCTCTAAAGTCTTCAGCCGACATTGGAATACCATGAAACAGTTAAATGGTTAGCTACAGATTCTGACAAAGTATCTAATAAGGATTGAGCTTGAGAGTCATCAATTTCTGCAAGACTTTCGTCTATTATTCCTCTTCCAGCTAAATATCTCTCAAAAAAGGTAGGGTATTCTCTATGAAAAGCTTCTGCATTAAGTGTGTAGACATACATCCCATTCTTAATGCCTTGTTCATTTATACTAACTGCATCATAAATTCCTGGAAGAAGAGAATTAGCTAAAGTATTCAACAAAATTCCTGTTCTCATCCCAACTTTATAACTGAACAAAACAGGAGATCTCATTCCTACATAAGTTTCAACTGTGGAACCTCTAGCAGCTTTAGCTTTTCTCCATTGATATGTTTTTTTAGAAACATTCCTCTTTTTAATAGAAGCAGCTCTATCCTTCATGAACTTATACAATCTCTGTTGAGTCCCCCACCAAGTTTCTTCAGTAAAGGAAAGTTCTGATAGCAAATTAAGTCTTGAAAAGGCTTTATTTGGATCTGTTAATTTTAGAGTAACTTCAAACATTATCTTAGATAATCCTTATTTGCAGAATCTGTAAGATTGTCAATTTCAATAATGCCATCCCCAACTCCTTCAACTCCCATCTCAGTAACTAAAGAATCTCTTGATCTCCACCTAGGCCCAGAACCATGTCCATAAGTATAATTATCCATAACTTCATCAGCAGCCGTTTTCCATATTTCTACAGGAGAAGATTCTCCTGGAGGAATTTGTCCTGAGTATATAGAATTCCATATATCATAAGCAGTATATCTGATACAAGCAAATTCTACAGCATCTGGAATAGAAATTGAAGGAGTTGTATAAAAATCTATAGAGGATAGTGATCCAAATACTTTTTCTAATTTAGCATTTATTCGTTTAGTGTTATCTTCAATGAAAGCATCTCCATCATCATTGCTTATATCAGAAACTGAACTAATGTACCACTTGTCTCCAATTTCTGCTACGCCTGACCAATTAGATGAAGGAATTGTAAATCTGTTTGCAGAAGTAAAACTTGCTTGAATTGTTCCACTCCCCAATGATCCAACTACATTGCCAACAACATCAAAAGAAGTAGAATCCGTGAATTCAAAAGTAAAATCTTCATGACCAGCCCAAGCATCATCAAAGGTAACACCACTAAGAGAAATGCCTCCAGTGTTACCTTCATCAGATTTCAGATCTCTATAGCCATCTGAAAATCTTACTTTTGCTTCACGAGTTCCTCCAGAACGAAGGAGTCTCTTGACTTGGTCTAAGTCGCAATAAATTCTACTCATTTTTTACTTTCTTTTTCTTCTTTTTCTTTGTTGCATTGATGCTAGGTTTATCTTTTTCTTCCTCCAATGGCATTCTTACATTTTGTGTTTTCATTTCAATCTTTACTATGCTAGGAGGAAGATCTAGAGCATCTCCAATTTTAGGAATAAAGGGCTTATCTTTATTATACCCTCTAGTCCTATACGTTAAATTATTTTTCTTCACAATTACTTTCATGTTACTCTCCTTTCTGAGATCATGAATTAAGCAGATGAAGCACTAGAACTACTAGAACTCCTTGAACTAGAAGAAGAACTCCTTGAACTAGAAGAACTAGAACTTGAACTAAAAGAACTTGAACTTGAACTAAAAGAACTTGAACTAGAGCTACTTGAACTTGAACTAAAACTGCTTGAACTAGAAGAACTAGAACTTGAACTAAAAGAACTTGAACTTGAACTAAAAGAACTTGAACTAGAGCTACTTGAACTTGAACTAAAACTGCTTGAACTAGAACTCCTTGAACTAGAACTACTTGAACTAGAATACGAAGAGCTAGAACTACTACGACTAGAACTAGAACTACTAGAAAGATCAAGAATATCTCTAATTAGTTCAAAATGAGTAGAATCTTCACAAAACCTAAAAGTGTTATTGTTTTCATCAAAATACATTCTTCCTGCTTTAGCATCAGGAGGAGCCGAAGGAACAAACTCGATATATTCAACTCGAGCTATTCCCCACAAATATCTTGCTGATCTTGACATATTAATCTCCTATTTTATAGCTGGAAGCTAGTTATGAAGAACTTCTCTGATCATCATAAAATGAGTAGAATCTTCACAGAACTTAAATGCACTCGCAGCACTATCGAAATACATTCTTCCTGCTTTAGCTTCAGGAGCAGTTGTAGGAGCAAACTGTAAATATTTAACTTTCGTTACTCCCCATAAATACCTTGGTAATTTCGCCATTTTTGTCTCCTATCTATATACAAATTTAATCAGAAGGTGAGCTTCCGAACTCCCTAAGGAGCTTTGTCTAGATTAATCATCCGCTGCTGTACCTGTACTAACTCTATCATACATGAAGCCAGCATCAACGCTCATGATCTGTGGAGCATATACCTTGTTGACCTTAATAAATTCACCTTCTCGGTCATCATCTCTCCACCGAACCACCTTAAATCCTTTGCTGACAAATGTCCTTCCAAGAGTAAGATTATTTCCAGGCTCAACATAAGCAATAGGAACATGGTACTTCATAATGTAATCATAACTAGCAGTCTGGCCTTCATCCGATGAATTCCATAGAGCATCTGCTATTGTAACTTTCATGTTCCTTAAAGTCATAGGAAGAGCATTTCCAGTGATCATTCCAGTTGTATGATACTTCAAAATTTCTCGAATAACTGAATCCTGGACAATAGCTTCGGAAACTTCTGTAGTAAAAGCTATTTTGTTGGGACGTTTCCCAATGGCTTTTGAAATTGCTACGATTGCTGAAGACAGATTAGCAAGAATATCAGGATCAGTTCCACCAATCCATGCGGTCACAGCAGTCAGTTGACTATAGTATGCTCCTGTTCCTAATCCTGACGATCCAAGAACCAATGCCCAAATATCAATTTCTTCGGAAAGTAAAACCTTTTCTGTAAGAAAATTTGTAGCATCAATCTTCGGTCGAACAGGGGCGTCTGCATTTTGTACGGCTCGGTCAGTAACTATATCCTTTATTGCTCTCTCATACGTAGAGTATGTTCCCTCATCGTAAGACAGAGTAGCTTCTTCTGTAATTGCCCCATCAGCCTTCTTAGGAGCACCTTTATAGAAACCGTCTTTCCTGAAGATTCTGTACTTGTCCGATTCTTTCTGTACGCCATATTCTGGCATGAACTCGGTCCCGACAAATTCATTGTTTTGATAACGAACTGCTAATCCCGTAAGGAACTTGTCGTCTCGAACGTTCGTTTTCTGTACGTTATACATTCAATATCACCTCCTCAATAATTAATTTTTAAACAAATGTAATTCCTGAACCCTTCATAAGGACAGGAATTATATCATCAGCATCTCCACTATTAAGAGCAATTCCTAACATACCTTGCAGAGTTCCTCCTCCAGTAGGAGTAACAGGTTCAATTTTTCCATCTGCTGATGCAGCATTTTCGGCTGATACAAAATTTCCTCTAGTAACAGCAGTCCCAACCCTACATTTAACAATAGGACCACAGGATACAGGAACCATTTTTCCATCTAAAGCATCAGAAAGCGCAACGCCAATAATAGGATAAGTTAAAGCAGCATCTCCATCATAAGCCTTTACTTCTCGAAAAGCAGTTCCTAGTTGAACTATATCTCCTTCAAGAATAGAGAGTTTACTCTCCATTGCTCCTTTATCAGCTCCACCACGATTATCAGAACCTTCAGCAAGAAAGTTCTGGATAAAATCATTAGGACTCCATCCGTAGGTAAAACCAGTTGTTTCAGTCGGCAGTGCCATACTTTTTCACCTCCTCAAATATTTTTCTTACTTCTTAATTAATTAATCAATTAACTTACCATCTTTAGATAATTCTATAAGAGCATCGCTATAGGTGAGTTTCTTTTCATCAGCATACTTTTGAACATCATCTTCCGTAAGGCTCTTACCGCCAGTAGGACTTGTTTCTGACCTACTTAGCTCTGCATCCGAAAATCTAAACTCTTCTGGAATAGAAGAAAAGACTTTATGGAAAATGTCAGCAAGCCCATAATTAACATCTTTAGGCTCTTTGTCTTCTCCTTCTTTTTCGGAAAGAGTAATAACTACATCTTTCGCTTTTTCAGAAAGCAGAATAGGTTTAATTACTTTAATAGTTGCAGGGAAAACCCCCAAATCTGTAAACTGACGAATCCTATTTTCTACATTAACTTTGTACTTTTCGTCTTGAAGAACCTCATTAGACTTCATGAGTTTTGTAACATTTTCACT